GGTATGGCATATAGTACGTTCTGATACGCCGTATTTACTACACTTTTTAATATAATAATTTATTTCGATGTCGCTAAAGTGTCATATATTTGTCGCTTTAAGCGTCTTTTTTTATGCAAAAATTAAATCATAAAGGAGTGATACTTTATGTTTACGGACGAGATTTTAACAAAAATATTTGCGCATCCAGCAATTATGAAGCTGGACTTAAATACACAATCGGCGGTCGTTCACGCGATCGAAAACATTATGGACGAGGAGGAAAAGCAAAATGCAGATGAATCCGTATCAGATGCCACAGGTGAATAGTTATGCGCCACAGTATCAACAATATCAACAGGCGTATAACCCTATGCAGAACATTCAGAGATTCCAGCAACAGCAACAGCCGGAGCAGATTCAACAGGGAATATTCGGTAAAGTCGTGCAGTCACAAGATTCTATCGTTGCCAATGATGTTCCGATGAATGGAAGCGTTGCATTTTTCCCAAAGAGTGACTTGTCGGAGATTTACGCGAAGCAATGGAGCGCAGATGGAACAATCTCTACAATGGTTTTTAAACCAATTCAAAATGATAACCATAACAAGTTATCACAAGATACAGAAAAATTGAAAATAGGGCTATCAGACGAAGCCACAGAGATATTTAACAAGCACTTTGACACATTGTTTTCGAAGATGGAAGAACTTGAAAAGAAAATTGACGAGAAATCTTTGACTAAGACTAATGCAAGAACAAAAGTTAGTCAAGATTAGTCTTAGTTTAGTCATATATTAGTCATAAAAAGTAATAGGATGGTGGTTTTATGATGAATCAAGGAATTATGCAGGCAATAAATAAATTAAAAGCAATCAGAAATCCGCAACAGGCGGCTATGCAAAGCCTTCAAAATGCGGCAAGTCAAGGAAACCAGATGGCAAGTAGCATTTTGCAAAATATTCAATCTGGCAATATGGCTGGAGTGGAGCAAACGCTTAATAATTTTATGGGTGAAAATGGAATCAGCATGAACGACATAAATCAAATGTTTAGATAAATAGTGCATATTAGGGTTTTGTCCGGACAACAAAAACCAAGGTTCCCTATTTGTAAATAAACAAATGGAGGTAAACTAATATGTTTAGTAACGGAGTAAGCCTTGCTGACATCGCGGCAGTAACAGGCAACAACAGAGACAACGACGGTATGTGGGGCAATGGCGCATGGTGGATTGTCATTCTTCTTATCTTTGGTTGGGGCGGTTTTGGCAACAACGGATGGGGAAATGGAAATGGAATGGGTTCTACAGCCGCCGCTTATACAGACAGCGCAATTCAGCGCGGATTCGACAATCAGGCGGTAATTTCAAAGCTTGATGGAATCACAAACGGTCTGTGTGATGGATTCTACGCTGTAAACAACAGTATGCTTACAGGATTTAACGGAATCAACACAAATATCATGCAGACAGGCTATGGCATTCAGCAGGCAATCAACGCTGACACGATCGCAAATATGCAGAATACAAATGCATTGCAGGCACAGCTTGCAAACTGTTGCTGTGAAACTCGTGAAGCTATTCAGGGCGTTAACTACAATATGGCAACCAACACTTGCGCATTGCAGAACACAATGAATAGCAACACAAGAGATATTATCGACAGCCAGCAGGCAGGAACAAGAGCAATTCTTGACTACTTATGTGCAAAAGAAAATGCGGATTTGAGAGATAAGGTACAAAAGCTTGAACTTTCTGCTTCACAGGACAGACAGAATGCACTTCTGACTACTGCAATGACGGCACAGACACAGCAGATCGTCAATTCTGTAAATCCGACTGCAGTCCCGGCATATGTCGTTCCAAATCCAAATGCATACGCTTATGGATGCGGATGTAATCAGAGTTGCGGATGCTAATTACAACAGAATAATTGAGTATCTTAATTGAGTTAACTCGATTTCAACCGATTCTAACCGGTTTTAACCGATTAAACATGATTATGTCTGCTATGCAGTATTACTTATAACCCAAGGGCAGACTATAACGTTTGCCCTTATTTTATGGATAGGAAGGTGTAACAACATGGATGAAATTAAAGAGAAATTTATCGAAGCGATCAAGAATATTGATTTCGAGAAACTTAGTGTAAATGAGCTTAAAACTGTTTCTGAAATCACAGAAACGATGGATAAGCTTTCAAAAAAAGATTATATGGAAACCTTGGTTGAAACCCTTAGATCGGATAATAGTGGTTTTGCAGTCAATGTTCCAAAATCAATAAGCGAATTGAAGTAAGGAGGTATATTATTATGGCAGAATTTACAGGAATTGCATTACAAACAGTTGCCGCCGGAGAAGATGTCGCTTTTACAGAAACACCTGTATGCGGTAGCAAGTGCATTGTTCATAGACAGGGAAGCGGCATTGTCAAGTTGAGAGGAATCACAAATCAATGCAGAGCAAGATTTCTTGCATCGTATTCCGGAAACATTCAGATTCCGACGGGTGGAACAGTTGGAGCTATCTCACTTTCACTTGCGGTAGATGGTGAACCTTTACAATCGACAAGAATGGTTGTAACACCGGCAGCGGTTGAAAATCTGTTCAACGTATCAGCGCAAGCATATATCGACGTACCTTGCGGATGTTGCAGTACAGTAGCGGTGCAAAATACATCTACACAGGCTATTGAGGTTCAGAACAGTAATTTGATTGTTGTTCGTGAAGCGTAGGAGGTGATCTGTATGCATGAGTTTGCAAAGAAAATTATGGAATGCGTAAAAACGAACGCTGAATCTATCGGTCTTGACAATTTCAGCGGTCAAAGCCTTGACGACTTAAAGGATTGGACGGAGATTGCAAAAAACATTGTCTGCTATGACAAAGACTACAAAATTGTGGAAGCAATGAAAAAGTCAGAAGATAATGAGGATATTATGCGTATGCTTGAACAGTACGAAGATTATCCGGAACGCAGATTCTACGATCACTATAGATATGCAGATGGAAGATTCGCACCGAAAGGACGTGGAACGTATCAGCGTGGGTATAGTGAGCCGTATTACCACATGACACCGGAAATGTATCGTGATATGGATAGAGATTCGCGTGGCAGAATGTATTACACGGAAACAAACATGAACGATGGTGGAACAAGTAATTCGCGCATGAGCGAGAGTAATTACGACCGTGCAAAGCGTAATTACACGGAAACAAAGGAAATGCACCGCGCAAATACACCACAGGACAAGGAAGCAAAGATGCGTGAACTTGAAAAGTACATGAAGGAGCTTTCGGCAGACATTACAGATTTGATGTCCGGTATGTCGCAAGAAGAAATGAACATGGCGAAGTCAAAACTTACGACACTTGTAAGCAAGATGTAATTTACACAACAGGCTATGGGTGCAACGCTCATAGCCTTATTTGAGGTATAAACATGGTATTTACAATCAATGAAGAAAATTGGATATTGCAATTTGTGCGTCCAAATAGTGAAGAATTGCGCCGGTCGGATGGCGTATATACGTTAGGCGTTACCGACAACAATGCCAAGACGGTTAGCATTGCAAGAGGTATGTCTGATTATATGACAAACAAGGTGCTATGCCATGAATTAGTGCATTGCTACTCGTTCTCTTATGATTGCCATATTGATATGCCGACAGAAGAGATAATCGCAGATTTTATGTCGCTTTATGGCAGGGATATTATATACCTTGCCGATGATATTTTACAAAATGTAATGGAGAAAAGATATGGATAAGATAGATGAAATGCTTAAATATGTTCGCCGGACAAACCCGGAAATGACGCGTTATAAGTTGATAGAAGAGTTGGGAAAATGCGATTATTCTGCAAAATCTTTAATATTTGGATTTCAAAATGTGTCGGATGGGTCTGCGAGAATTTAATATCCCCCTATGTTATAGGAAATTGCCACGACCAAAGAAAAATAATTTTCAGAATTTTTTCAAAAAAATTTCGATTTTCTAAATTTTAGTCCAGCAGAATTTGAACGCCCCTATGTTTCCTAAATATTCCCACGACCATCAAAAAATTTTTTCACAGATTTTGGCCGGAAATTTCACGATTTCACAATTTCAATGCCTGTTTTTTGATCTCCACCTGTCGGCTGATCTTGGGCGATCTATTCCGGGGTCTGTCCGGGCTCGTGCTGATCGTTTGCGCTGATCTTTTGCGGATCGCTGGCATATTGCAAAAATTCCAGATATACCGCTGCGCCGGTTTGGGTGTCCTGATCTTCCGACATGCTCCGGCGATGGAATCCGGGCGCACTTCTCCGGGTGTCTGTCTTGCTGATCTTGTCCGGGCGTGGTTGCAGAATTTCAGAGCGCACAAATTAAAGGCTATAACAAACTGATATTTGCGGTTTTGAACGCGTAGAACGCCCACAGAGCCACGCAAACCATACAAAGCATATAAATACACTTATAGATATAATTAAGGATATAATATGCCTATTGTTTGGAATTGTCAAGGCACGAAAAGAAGCCGGATAACTCCGGCTATTGCTTTTCATATTCTTTTATTGATTCATCAACGCGATCAAATGCGCGCATGATGTCCGCGTTCGCTTTGCTTCCGCTTATTTCTCCGCGTTTCAAAGCATCCAAGGATGCTATAATATCCTTGTATTGCTTGTTTGCTTCTTTTAGCAATTTATCGCATTTCATAATAAAACCCCCTTTATTTTAATATAACACGCCCAAAAAAGAGCGAAAACAACCGCCCGGAATCGAACCGGGCGCAATGCTCCAAGGTTGCTATATTGCTTTTTTATATCCGTTTTCGCTGGCGTATTTTTCCAGGTTTTCCAACGTGTCAAAAGCTTTTACCGTGAATCCAACCGCCTTTGTAATTCTTTCTATCGAATATTCGCCAAAATCCCACAAACAAGCATAAAAAATCATGTTTCCTTTTTTCAATAAAAACAGTTTTTTCATAGAAAACACCTCCATATTTCAATTATTCCCAATTCCGGGAAAAACCGCCGCCGGTATCGCTCCGGCGTGCATCCTCTGCGGCGGTTAGCTTTACAGATCTTTCTTTCTCTTTACATCCTTTACACTGTGCGGATATTCTCGCATCATCTGGAATGCTTTGAGGTTGTCGGCTGGTACTTCGTAGCCGTTAGCGCGGAGAAGATCGGCGGCAGTTTGTAAATATGCGTTTTCATAGCCGTATTTAATGCCGCTTTTTAACTCTTCACCGTTTACAATAACAGTTGCCGTGTGATATGTGTTACCGTATGACTTCTGAAACCATCTTTTTCCAATAACTTCCAATGTGTTGATTTTTTTCATAATCTTGTACCATTTCGGGAATTGTGCTATAATTCCCTTACCTTTCTTTTTTGATTGGTGGCGGCTGTGCTTGGTAGGCGTGCCGCCTTTTTTCTTTTCTGGTCTGCCATCATCAGCACCGGGAGACCGTCCCGCGGTGGACGCTCCAAGATCGGAGCGTTTCGGCTAATCAATAAATTTTTCTAACTGTTCATCCGTCATTTTTTCAACTTCTTTTCTTGCTGTGATCGGTTCAATTCCTAATTCTCCGACCATGAAAGCAAATACCATATTTTCTAAAATAGATCTTTCCATGTCTTATGCCTCCTTTACAATGAAATCCTTTTCAGCTCTGCGCGCCTGCGCTGGTGTCATCGCTACAACTCCTATAATTGATTTTGTTGCCTTGTCTGTGATCTTGTAATTTTTCATATTGTTTCCTTCCTTTCGTTTGGTGCTTGGTTTCTTAACTTGGTTATAGTATAACGCTATCGTTATATTATTACAAGATGGAATAATGCATAAATATATAACGCTATCATTATATATTCATTGTGCAATATGTATAAAGCTAGCTTTATATGTTGCTTTTCTTCTATATTATATAGTAGCGTTATAATAACGATATCTTTATAAAAGCATTGACATATATATATAGTAGCGTTATAATAACGCTATCATTATATAGGAAGGTGGCGTTATTATGGCAACAAAGGCGCAAGCAAAAGCAACCGCTAAATATGAAAAAAACGCATATTTCAAGGCTCTTGTAAGATTCAAAAAAGAAGATGAGGAGCGGATCAGAGCGGCAGCAGGAGAAAGCCTAAACGGATTTATAGTTAAATGTGTGCTTGATCACTTAGAAGATCAGCAAAAAATCACAGAAGATCAAGCGGATCAAGGCGATTCGGGTAAATGTCCGTTTATGGATTGAAAAAGTTGGAAAAACTATTGACATAATATAACGATAGCGTTATAATAAGATCAAACAAAAACGAAAGGACGCCAGATGGCGAAGGGTGGAAATTATGAAATACGAAGAAATGACGATGGACCAGATCGACGAGATCACGAGAAGGGGCGGCGATCAGCTCCGGAAACTCAACAAAGCCGTTGCTGATTATCTGGACGGGTTGAAGCTGAGCGACAAAGCACGCGAGCAGATCAGCCAGACAGATATCAATAATATGGCGGATGTGTTCGGCGGTTGCTTCACTTCTGAAGAAGTGGAAGAAGTTGCAAAAAGTTATTATGAAGATTAGAAAGGGGCGGTATTTATGATTAAAAGATTAGAAAAAGCGGTAAAGGATTTAGAGCAGAGAACAGGCTCAAGGCTAGCTATAAAGGACTATGACTATGTTGATGGAGGGATGCAGCAAATGACTTTCCCAGGTGCAAGGTATGCGCTGTATAGAGCCTATACACCCATAGATTATTGACATATTCAAGATATAGTGGTATAGTATAGCCAATTTATAAAGCTTGTATATAGTTGTTATATGCAGATGCGCCCGGAGCAGATAACAAACAAGCCAAGGCAAGAGGGCGCTATATATGAACTTTCGCCGGTTAGATCAGTCTAGCCGGCTTTTTTATTTGCCAAAGATCAGGAAGGAAGGCGCGAACATGGAACAGGTCGAACAGGTACAAGAAAGAGATATAGAAACCTTTGAAAATGATATAGCTATGTATTTGCGCATCTTTTGCGAAGAACAAGAGATTGAGGACATGCGCGCCGCTTCTCAGTCTGTATATAACGCATGCCTTAGATATATCCAACGCCATGTATTTAGAGACAAGGATATATTAAGAGACAAAAGCAATATATATAATATAAATAATAATATTATGAGTAATTATAATAGATATAATTATGATCTATTAAATGATATATGTGATTATTATATATATATGTCTATGTTATATGATAAAGAAGTATCCATTATGGGTTTTTGTAATTTGACAGGAATAGACAAAGATACTATTACAACATGGAGCAAACCGGACCGGCTAAGCACTTCGAGCATGAGCATATACAAAAAACTTTGCGAAAATCGCGAAGAGTCACTATCCAATAAGCTTGTAACCGGCAACAAGAATCCAGTTGGCGTGATAGCTGTACTCAATAGGCAATTCGGCTGGGCTTCTCCATATACGAGCGATGCCAACCGGCAACAGCAACCGCTTACAGCTGCACAGCTTCCAAGATTAGACACACAACCACAGGATATAGCACAGATAGAGCCAAAACCACAAGATATAGTTGTTGATAGTGTAAAAACAGAGTGTACTTAGTTTTTGCAATCGGATTTCCTGTTTTATTTGTGCAATTTGACGATAGAAAAACGGCAGTAGATCAGCTCCAACAGATCAGCCGGCAGGGGGTGGGGGTTTGACAGGACCAGGAAAACACCCCTACTAAGCACCACAAACATTTTTCAAAACAAAAAGCCCTATTATATATAATATAAATATATAGAACCATTACACATACACATATAATAAATAATTAAATTATATAAATGTAATGCATATATGATTGTTATATATAAGGGTTTTACAGATAACGAATGTATAGTTATGTGAGGTATATATGGATAACTTAGGAAAGGCATTATATAGTCAATTATACGATTGCCTTAGAATCGCAACGTAAAAGGAGTGAATAACCATGAATGAAGGGTACGGAACAGCATTTTGATTTCTAAAAATTTTTCAAAAAATAAAAAAGGGTTGATTTAATGGGAGATTAAAGATGAAATTATTTTCAAAGCGAAAAAATAAAATCTATAAAATGAAAAAGTGGAAATATATACCGCCTGTACCGGTAGTTCCAGAAGGTTTTGCTCCGAAGCATGTTGATATTGAATCTATGGTAGATAACGTCAATCATCCGTCACACTATGAGACAGGAAACTTTGAGTGCATAGACGTTATGATAGAAACGCAAGGAAAAGAAGCTGTTATGGACTTCTGCGTGTGCAATGCTTTTAAGTACATCTACCGTCACAATAACAAAAACGGCGTTGAAGATATCAAAAAAGCGAAATGGTATCTGGATAAATATATCGAATTGTCAGAAAAATAAAAAAGCCGCTGATTTGCGACTTAATTATTCCGAACCCAATCTTCCAAGATTCTTACGATAAGGTTAGATAGCGATCTGCTTTCAGCGTTTGCTTTATCTTCAAGCTCTTTGCGAAGATCGGACGGAAGCCTTATTGCAAACGGACTATATTTTATATTATTCGGCATAATATGCACCTCCTGCATTGATGATAACATACAGACAATGAAAAATCAAACAAAATTGTATTGAAAGTCGATACAATGTATTGAAATGTATTGAAATGTATTGAAAATCAATACAATATATGATATAATACCTATATCAATTAAAGATAAGGGGTGTGTATTTATGATTATAGGCTATGCGAGAGTGTCAACCAAGGAACAGAACCTTGCAAGACAGTTAGAAGCACTGAAAAATGCTGGATGTGAAAAAATCTATACAGACAAGTTATCAGGCAAGGACTTTGAACGTCCAGATTATCAGACTATGATTGCCAATTTAACGAGTGATGATGTTCTAATTATCCTGTCTATCGACCGGCTCGGCAGAAACTATGACGAGATCATGGATGAATGGCGAAGAATCACTAAGACGATCAAAGCAGACATTAAGGTTCTCGATATGCCGTTGCTTGACACGACTATTGGAAGAACCGGAGACTTGACAGATACATTTATCGCTGATCTGGTATTACAGATTCTTTCTTATGTTGCGAATCTTGAACGAGAACATATCAGAGAGAGACAGGCAGAAGGGATTGCCATCGCAAAGAAAGAAGGAAAATACAAGGGCGGCACAAAGAAAACTGTAGATAGTGAATTGCTTGACAGCAATTTGATTCTTTACCGGTCCGGTAAGATCACCAAGTCTGCATTTGCAAAAAATATCGGTGTATCACGACCGACCTTAGACAGAATTTTGTCAGAACACGCTGCATAAGCGTTTTATGCTCTATCGCCAAAAGGTAAGGCACAGGACTTTGACTCCTGCAGTTGTTGGTTCGAATCCAACTAGGGCAGTTTGGATTCTTAATGTTTTTCATTTTGGGATCCTCCTTTCGTAACCCACTAGCGGAATGCTGATTAAAGAGCCGTCACAAGGCTCGGTGGGGTTTGCCGGTTGAATACCGGCATGTATAAACCCCTTTTATCCCATGGGGAACACACATTTCTCCTTTGCGCATTTCCCCTCCCCAAGAGGATGCGAGCACGAAGCATAGATCAATGGCAGATCATACGGTTTTACACACCCCACGTTTTCCCGTAAATTCCGGTTCGATTCCGGGTGCTTCGTATCTCACAACCTGTATACCCAGGAATACGTTTTGACGCAACAAACTATTTTTTATCGGGTTGTGAGTGTAATATCTTGTCTGATTCTATGTCACTGATTCGCGGTGCGTGACTAACGAACAGTCTTGGATTTTGCGCGGTGTTCACGCGTGCACCACACAATTTCGACTTATTTGTGACTAGGATTTGTCACTTCGACATGTAGTGTAAGTGGGAGCACAGTTCACGTATTGTGGCACAAGTGAAGTTCGAATCTTCCGTGTCGATTCCCTTGCAAAGGGACATTTTTTGTTTCTCCCAATGTTGTGGAATCCAACCATGCACATTTTCGGATGTGCATACCGTCACAGGCGGTGTTTTGCCGATATAACCCTAATTTGGTAAGGGAACAGTTTGCTAAACTGTCAGTAGTCGCTTATGCGGCGTATAGGTTCAAGTCCTATTGTCGGCGTTTGAAAAAGCAATGAAAAATCGGAGCTTAGTTGTTGGTTATCTTTGCATCCGTAAAACCATCTTGCTTTTCAGTTGATGCGTGGCGGAATAGGTAAACGCTAATCAATGGTTAAGAAAAAGGTGTGCGACAAGAATTGCTATTAACAAGTCTGGTAAAAAGCTGTAAGCAATTACACCAATAAATCCGTTAGAAAATAAAAATCCATTTTTCCCTATTCGTAGGTGCAGTCTAACTAACGGAATTTCATGTGTGGTGCAAATCCACACCGCATCAAGAGTCCGGTTCGCAACCGGATAGGCAGGCGTTGCGGTATTCCCTGCCGAATCAATAAAATGCCGATGCCTGAGAACGCCGCATTGCGGAATGTCTGCATCGGAAACCGCACATTGTAGCATATCTCAATGGCAGAGTGGCGAGCGCTCGGAAAACAACGATGAAAGCCGGATGGTGGTTCGAATCCACCTGCTACACTTTACAGCAAACTAGCTTGACGAAGCGAAAAGCACGACCACGGTGCCTGTTTGCTGGATTTTATTATGTGGGTAGCATGTATCACGGGCATGCATGATAATATCTGGTGGAGGTATTGATTATGGCAAAAGTAACAGTAAGAAAAGATAAAAATTTTACAGTTATAAGCAATGATATTTTTAAGGATACTAGATTATCTTTTAAGGCAAAGGGGCTTCTCACAACAATGCTGAGTTGCCCTAAAAATTGGAACTATACGATTGATGGATTGTCCAAGCTCTCGACAGACGGAAAAGCAAGCATAAGAAGCGCGCTGAATGAATTAGAAGAGTATGGTTATTTGGAAAGAAAACAGTTAAGGAACGAAAAAGGCGCGTTTACAGACACGGAATACATAGTGTATGAGCAACCGATGTCCGATTTTCGGAAAACGGATAAACCGACATCGGATAAACGCACACAATTAAATAATAATATATTAAATACTTATGAATTAAATAATAATTATGCTTTTTCTTTAAAAGAAAAAGGAACATTATGCTTTTCTGACGAAAAGGCGGTTGGGCAAAGCAATGTTAAATATCGAATTGATGATGTTCCGAACCTTGTTAGTAAATATACAGAACCGAACACGCCAGGAAGCCGTATAATCGAACTTAGAAACATTATTCAATATTTTATCAGCAGATACGAAGAAGAATCGGATATAAGGCATATAGACGTATCAGACAGCGCAATTAAGAGTATCGTCGATGCATATTTCCATCCGACCGGTAAAGTAGTTGATTGTGAAGCAGAAGATTATATGTGGATGATTGATGATTACTTCGCAACCGACTACAAGATGAATGGCAGGCGCGTGTCTAAGAGCTTGCAGCATTTCTTTTCCGGGAAGATCAGAGAGAATATTTACATGAAACGAATATAGGAGTGAGAGATATGTGTGACTTATGTAGAAAAATAGTTGATGTTAAAACAGGATTTTTGGATGCACTTATGACGCAAGAGGATTTTATTGCGAATGAAAATGGAACAATTTTCTTATACATAAATACAGGAGACAGCGGATGTCCGGGAACAATGGATATAAATTATTGCCCTATCTGCGGTAGAAAGTTGGTGGAAAATAAATGAAGAAAATACCAACATTGTTTGAAAGAGTATATGAAAATCATAAAATCGTAGACATACTTCCGAATGTTGTACAAGGCATGGAGTGGGTGCTTAAAGGGGAAGGCATAGCAACCTTAAAAGTTGATGGCTCATGTTGCGCGATCATAAACGGAGAATTTTATAAGCGGTATGATGCGAAAAGAGGTAAACCAATTCCCGAAGGTGCTATTAAATGTCAAGAAAAACCAGATCCAATAACCGGTCACTTGCCATGTTGGGTGAAGGTTGACAAAAATAAACCGGAAGATAAATGGTTTAGGGAAGCATACAAGAACGCTATTGATAGTGGAAAAATTGAAACCACTAATAGCGGATTGGCGAGCGGAAAAATAAGCGAACACAGAGAGTTTATTTATCCCAAAATGCAAGATGGCACTTATGAAGCGATTGGGGTTCATTTTCAAGGAAATCCATATGATTTACGATCTGATACGATAGTAAAACACGGAACGATAATCATAGATGTTGAAAGAACATTCGATGGAATTAAGAAATATCTGTCAGACCATTATATTGAGGGCATTGTATTCTGGCTTGATGGAGAGCCAAGATGCAAAATCAAGCGTTCTGATTTTGAATTTGAGTGGGGAAATAAGAAATGAAAACACTAATTGATTTTATCAAAAATCTGAAATCTTTTTATCGGTTTTATAAAAATTATGAGTATAACGGTGCTGAATGCGAGTTTATTATCGAAAATTATCAAAAAGTATTATGCAGCAGAACAAAAACAATGAGCAAACCGACATATTATGCAGATGCTATTATTCATTATATTGACGAATGGTACGAAGATTCTTGGAAATCAATGTATAAATGCAATCCGATTGAGGTAGAAAAACCAAAAATCATGATAACATCTGATGGGAAATTTGCACAGGTTTATATCGACGGCAAAAAGGTAAAATGCACCGATATGGAATTGCATTTTAGCGGTCATTCAAACAAAAGCCCAATGATTAAAGTTAATGCACGATGGCATAAAACGGATGAAAATGGAAATGTGATTCTGAATGAAGATAAGACGGAAGTGTTGACAGAGGGAATAAAGATAAATTGCTGATTATCAGCGGAAAGGGATATATTATGAAAAAATTATTTGTAAGCGTACCAATGAAAGGCAGAACAGAGGAAGAAATCAAAGCAAGCATTCAGAAGATGAAAAAGATTGCAGAAATTTACGAGGGAGAAGAGATGGAACTGATTGATAGCTACATTGATGAAGAACCCAAGGAAGACTGTAATAGAGGTGTTTGGTTTCTTGCAAAATCTATTGATATGCTTGCAGAAGCCGATGTGTTTATTGGTATACGAGAATGCTACGATTGGAACGGCTGTTGCATTGAAAGTGAAACAGCAAGAAAATATGGCATTAAAGCATATATGATTCCTGCAAGATATGTAATTGATGATTATGATTCACTTTTACGTAAATTACATCCGATTGTCAATAATGTACTACTCTAACAAAATATTACCGTCTACAGATTGATTGTAGTTGCTACCCTAGAATAATTATAGGCAGAGATTTCTATGGCATCTCTGCTTGAATAATGAGCGGAGGTGCTTTTTCTTTATGGCATCTAAAGAACTAATAAACACAGTAAATCAATATGACAATTTTATAAAGACACACCCGGTCGATGAATCCGTAATATCTGCCTACGTAGAAGCCTGTAAGGTAGCTATCAATGGCGAAAAGGATATTGAGTATGGGTTACAACTTACAAAGCGGTCTAAGGGCATTATAGAGCAATTCTGCATGAAACAAACAGGCGGAACTATATGGGATTTAGAGAAATATGCACAAGAACATAATACGCCATATGACCTAATAGACAAATATTATGAACTTCTAAAATTGGAAAGCTATTACAATTTTGAGAGCTTTATGTATTACATGGAGCGTAAACGTAATTGGAGTAAGCGGTTTTATTATCCAAGAAGAAAGACTTTGAAGGTTGTTGTAAATGACCTTGAAGATTTGGAAAACAGAAAGATCAAATTTTACGGCTTGTCAATGCCATCCCGTGTCGGAAAATCAACAATATGTATATTCTTCCTTGCCTGGGTTGCAATGCGTAGACCAAATAGCCACTCTGCAATGGGCGGACACTCTGGAATCCTTGCAAAAGGATTTTATAAGGAACTTATGAATTTGTTTTCGACAGAAGAATATGCATTTGATGAATTATTTTTCTTTTGGAATCCAGAATATGCAAATAAATCTCTTGTAACAGACAAAAGTGCAGATGAGTTTACTATTACATTAGGAGATCCAGATAGATTTGCAACAGTTACTTGCCGAGGCATTGACGGAACATGGACAGGAGCGGTCGATGTATCAAAAGACGGATATTTGTACGTAGATGACTTGGTAAGAGATCGTGAACATTCCCTTAGCCCTACTCGAATGGAAAATACGTATCAAGAATATCTGAATAAGATGGTTGACCGTAAAAATGACGGAGCAAGGGAATTGATGGTCGGTACATTATGGAACGTTCTTGACCCGTTGGAACGATTGCGTAAATCTTATGACGGAAATCCAGAGTATAGGTTTAGGAGAATACCGGCGCTTGATGAAAACGACGAAAGTAATTTTGATTATGAAATAAATGGTTTTTCTACGGCATATTACAGAGATATGAGAGAGAAACTCGATAAGGCAGAGTGGGAAGCTAAATTTATGCAGCGACCATTTGTGCGTGAAGGATTGCTTTTCCCTACGGACGAATTAAGATATTTCAATGGAATATTGCCGGATGGAGATTTTCGCCGTATTGGAGTTGTGGATGTTGCATGGGGCGGCGGAGATAGTCTATCAATGCCGATTGGTGCAGAATACGATAACGGAGATGTATATATCTATGATTGGGTATTCAATAAAGGAGCAAAAGAAGTTACATTGCCTTTGGTAGTAGGAAGAATCATAGGAAACGGAATAAGGCAAACGCGATTTGAGGGAAACACAGGTGGAGAATTATACTGCCAATATGTTGATGAACGGTTACAGGATCAGAAATATAAATGTTCGTGTACAAGCAGGAAAGCGCCGAATAAAGTCGAAAAGCTATCAAAAATTATAGCGTATTCCGGAGACATCAAAAGGAAATTTATTTTCCTTGAATCAAAAAAGGTTACACAAGATCAGTTACAGAAAGATGCAGAATTAGGCGTTGTTCGATACCGAAGAAACGACGAATATCAAGCGGCTATGGACGAATTGACTATGTTTGTATCAATTGGAGAGAACAAACATGATGATGCTGCCGATGGACTTACACAGCTTGAAATGTTTATAGAAAATCCAAATAATCTTGCAACGGCAACAGCAACGGCAAATCCGTTTAGGACAGGAGGCTATTAAATGACAACAGCAAAATACTTATCGCAAATCAAAGAATTTGATATTAAGATTGACAGGAAGATTGCAGAAAAAAATCGGCTACGTGAAATTGCGACATCTACAGGTGGAAACGGTGATGGCGAGCGAGTGCAAACTTCTATTAAGCGTGACAAGTTGGGAGATACAGTTGTGAAGATTATTGATACGGAGAAAGAAATCGACCACATGATTGATGTTTACGTGTCTAAGAAGCAAGAAATTATTAAGCAGATCGACCAGATGGAAGATATGGAACAGTATGAGATACTGCATTTATACTTTGTTGATGGATATAACATAAAAGAGTGTGCAAAGTTTAAGAATTGTAGCACGAGAAAAGTTGATTTACTTAAATCAAAAGCAATGAAAACATTCGAAAAAATGTTTGGAAAATTATATTATGCGTAAGTTTGCGTACATTTGCGTTATTTTGCGTATGTTTGCATATTGTTTCGCTGCAGAACATATAGTATAGTTAAAATGCAAATGTTGTCTAAAGACATTTCAATTTCTTTCACAGAAAAATCCTTGGAAAAGCATCGTGACGTTATCGCGGTGCTTTTTTAATGCAATTTTTTAGGAGCATAGGATGAAAAGTAAAACAATTTACTGTCCGAGATGCAAACGTAAGGTTGGCATCTATGATGGGCGGTCATCATTCATAATGACATATAGTTGCCGGAAATGCGGTAAAAGAGTTTCGTTCAATCCGGCAGACAACGAGATAAAGATAAAAGACAGACCGCAAAGAGAAGTATCAAGCGGGGTAACGATTATTTAGGTGTGGCAGAATGAATAACAGAATGTATCTTCAAGACCTTGTTCAAGGTCGATACGGAAGAAAAATTGCATATACAAGCGTTGATAAGATAACCGCAGATAATGTTGTAAAAGTCATTGGAGAATGCGTTGGAACATTTTACTACAACAAATCTGTTATCCGATATCTTTGGAATTATTACAAGGGAGATCAACCGATTCTGTATAGACAAAAGCTAACAAATGAAGATATCACAAACAGAATCGTGGAAAATCATGCATACGAAATTGTTCAGTTCAAAGTGGGGCAGACCTACGGCGAGCCGATTCAATTCATTAGCCGAAAAGATGATGAAGCAGTCAACAAGGCTGTGGATATGCTCAATGATTTTATGGCAGATGCAAACAAGCAAGAAAAAGACATCAAAGCTGGGGAGTGGCAATCCGCAACAGGAACGTCATTTAAGGCGGCAAGACCTAAAGCAAATTCAGATGTTCCATTTTTAATTGTGGCACCAACACCGATGAATACTTTCACAATCTATAACGACAGCACAGAAGAACCGATGCTTTCCGTTCAGGAGTTAAAAGACGAAAACGGAAATTGGTATAAATTAGCATTTTCCGATACGACATCTTATAAGATTCAAGACGGAAAATTGATTGAGAGCAAACTTCACACATACGGCGGAATACCGATTGTTGAGTTTCCTAACAATCACGAAAGAATTTCCGATATCGAGCTTGTTATTGGTATGCTGGATGCGATAAACAATATGCAGTCCAATAGAATGGATGGCGTTGAACAGTTTGTGCAGTATTGGATAAAATTCGTGAATTGCCAAATCGACGAGACAGAGTTCGAGAAAATGAAGAAAAGCCATGCTTTGGTAGTAAAGTCAAACAATGGAGATAATAAATCCGACGTCGATATTATGACACAGGAATTGAACCAAACACAATGCCAAGTTGCAAAAGATGATATATGGGATAATACACTATCTATTTTGGCAATACCAAACAAACAAGGGAATACCGGCGGAGATACACAAGGAGCCGTAGAACTTCGTAATGGCTGGGACTTCTCTAAGACAAGAGCAAAACTGAAAGACCCTATTGTTAAATCGGCAGAAAAACGGCTTGCAAATGTCGTGTTAAATATCCTTAGAGTAAATGATAACGATCTAAAGTTGTCAATAAGAGATTTTGACGTGCAGATCAATCATAGTCCACAGGATAATATGTACACCAAGGCACAAACACTTACAGTATTGCTTCAAGCCGGAATACATCCGCTTATTGCGATAGCAACAGTTGGATTGTGGGGAGACGCAGAAAAGACATTTAACTTGTCGAAACCGTATCTCGAAAATCTGTATAAGACTATTGATGATGCAGAAGCGCAAAAAGCAAAGGCACAAGAAATAGTAGATCAAATGAATAAGAAAGATAAAGCAATTACTGAATAATCGGTAGTTGCTTTTATTTTTATAAATTCGCAAAGCTGTGAGCGTATAAAACAGCAATGTCACTCGGTGTCGTTGCACCGTATAAAAATTCGTATGACATGTCGGAGGTAATTATGACAAGAGAAGAATTGATCGCTATGGGAGTTAGTGACGAAAACGCAGACAAGATCATGGCAGATTATGGAAGCTCAATTCAGAAAGCAAATGCTAAAGCTAATGAGTATAAAGCAAAGGCTGGAACGGCTGATGAATTGCAGAAAAAGCTTGACGAATTAGAAGCCGGTCAGCTGACGGAAGTTGAGAAAGCAAATAAAGCTTTGAAAGCGGCAAATGAACAGATCGCAAAGTTACAGAAGGACAATGCAATTAGAGATCAGAGAGAAGCCGCAATGACTAACTTCAAGATTACGGCTGAGCAGGCAAAGACAGTAGTCAAGGACGATGGAAGCCTTGATTATGAATCTCTTGGAAAGATTATGTCCGACAAAGAGACAGCCGCTGCACAAGCAAAGGAACAAGAGATTGCTAAGAATCAAGATGTACCGGGCGGTGGAAGTGCTGGTGGCAAAGATAAAGATAAGACAGCAGATGTTGAAAATGCAGAAAAAATAACATTTGGCAATCCAGCATCTAATTCAGAAGCAAAAAACAGTTATGTGATTTAACAGGAGGTAGAGACGATGGGAAAACCAATCGTAAGAGATTTTTCTCAGGAAAAAGGAATTTTGAAGTTTTTTCCGTATGAAGGCGCAGCGTGCCTTGTAACACAGGCATCCGTATCAAGCCCGGACGAAAACGGAAGAAAAATTGTAAAAGCTGGCACGCCGTTCCCAAGCAACGACGAAAACTGCGTTGGATATTTACTCCACGACGTTGATGTGACACAGGGAGATGCTCCGGGAACATATGTATATCAAGGAACGATTGATTGGACTAAGGTTACAGGACTTTCAATTACAGACAAGGCAAGATCGGCAACACCAAGAGTAACATTCTATGGTGCGCCGGCAATTAAAGCTACAACAGAAAGTGTTTAGGAGGTAGAAGAACATGGCATTACCATTATCAGAAGCATTCACAGCGAGAAGCCTTGGCGTGATGTGGGATAACTATCAAAAAACATTAGGTTCTGCCCCTTACTTAGGCAGACAAAAGTTCGGAACGAGAAAGCAGAGTTCTCTTTCTCTTAGATTCATTAAGGGAAAGAACGGACTTCCGGTTTCATTAAAGGCATCTAACTTTGATGCACAGGCAGAGTTGAGAGATGTTGGAGGTTTCTCTGACATTCAAAATGAAATGCCTTTTTACCGGGAATCATATATGGTTACCGAGAGAGAAGAGCAGGATTACGACAACTACAGAAGCGCAGAAAATTCAAGCCTTGCAAATGATGTCCTTAGAGAAATCAGCAAGAAACCTATGAACCTCATCGAGGGCGCGCTTGTTGTACCAGAGAGACAGATTTGGCAGTTGCTTGCACCGGAAGATGGTATTCCAAGAGTAAAGGTCGTTATCGACAACAAGCCATATTATGTTGATTATACATCGGATGAAGGAGCAGAACATAAACAAAATCACTTCAAGGCTATTACAGGAACAAGCACATGGGATAAGCCTTCAACAGCGGCACCTCTTGATGATCTGATTACAGCACGTAGAGATTTCGCAAAGGCTACAGGCTATTCTCTGACAAGATTCACCATGAACACCGAGACATGGGAGATGGTACTCAAGGCAGAGGACACAAAGAAACAGGTGCTTGGTATCACAGCTTATAATGGCGGTATCAGATTGCAGCAGGCACAGGTTACAGAGTATCTTCGTGGATACGGAATCGAGATTGAGGTATACGACAAACTGTATATTGATGAAACCGGAACAACCAAGTATTTTGTGCCAACAGGAATTGTATCTGCACAGACAGCAGGCGTTTTCCTTGGCGATTATGTATTTGGTAAGACACCAGAAGAGAGAAGCGGAAGTCTCACGGACGGAAATCTGTCTATTGTCGAGACAGGTGTATCTGTTTACACATACGCAACAAATCATCCAATCAATACTCATTGCGTAGTATCTATGATTGGTCTGCCTACATTTGAGGGAATGGATAGCGTGCTTGTAATGAAGGTTAAGGAGTAGCCTATGATCGCTGAATACGGCATTAAATATAATGGCGTGTGGTATCAAGCTGGAGATGAGATTGAAGAGGAAGTGGATAAAAACACTTCCTCTGATACTTCTGACTTTATGACGCCGCCGTCAAAAAATTTTACAAAGACAGAAATTAAGCGTATGCCTGTTGGAAATCTTAGAGAACTTGCTTCTGAATACGGAATTGAAGATGCAGAAGAAAAAACAGGCGAAGAGCTGAAAGATTGTTTGATTAGCGTTTTGGGCTTATAGGAGAATAAATATGACAACATTAGAACAAGTCAAAATTCGATTGAAACAATTTCATATGGAGAAAGCTGACGGAAAAGATGTTGTTGTGTTTGATAAAATCGAAAACAATCCGCTTATTGAACAACTAATTGAGCAAGCAAAAAAAGATGTTATTGCAAAGCGGTGTTACCCTGATTCTTACACGCAGGAAATGATTGAAGAAGATATGAACTCTTTTGAGGGTGTCATAGTAAACCTTGTTGTGTACGACTATTCACAAGCTGGCGAGAACTATATGACGAGCTATTCAGAAAATGGATTATCGCGCCATTGGAGAGATAGAGACAGCTTGTTTGTTGGTGTATATCCGTTTGTAAAGGCATTATAAAAGAAGATTGTGCGTTATCGTGTTTGAGGTTCGGATGCGGTAGCAGGCGGTGTGCATCAAGGGTGGTGGGCGGCACACCAACTAAAATAGAAGGGCGGTATATGATTGATGACTATTGAGATATCAACAGCAATTGCAATCATTATAAGCGTGTTATCACTTGGTTTTTCCGTCTTTATGGGCTTAAAAAGCAATAAAAGAACAGATGCTAAAGATATTGAGGAACGCGTAAAAGAAAACACGAGAATCAATATGAAGCTTGACGCAATTTCCAACAACACTACGGAAATTAAGAATGAAGTATCTGAAATGCGGAAAGAAATCAATTCGCATGACAGTCGAATTATTAAAGTCGAAGAAAGCGCAAAACAGGCGCATCACAGACTTGATACGATTGAAGAAAGACTTAACACGGAAAGGAGTAATTGATATGCAGGAATTATTAAGCAATGCAACCATCTTACTTGCTGTAGTTGGAGGTTTAGCATTTATTGCGTCTGTAATTACGCAGGTTATTAAGGACATATTCAAGAAAATTCCGACCGACTTAGTTGTATTTGTTTTGTCAATTTCTCTTACTGTAACAGCGTTCATCGCTTATATGCAGTATATTAAAGCTGAAATGCTATGGTATATGATCGTTGCATCCGTAATTGCCGGATTTATTGTTGCTTTTGTCGCTATGTTTGGATGGGAAAAGCTATCTGAATTGTGGAAGCGGTTTGGTAAGGATGTGAAGTAAATGTCGTTGGAAATCAACAAGCAGAAGATGAAGTATTCACTTAGCCTTGGATTGCAACCGCAGTACAGACGTGATGATGATGGGAATATCATTTATACAGGGTATACGGATGATGATGGCACATTTATTCCATATTTGGATGAAGATGGCAATAAGATACCAGAAGTAACAGGAGAACCGATTGAAGCATATACGGAGCCTGTTATTTTTTATTCATCCATAAGCAACAAGTTAAGCGAAGCAACCGCGAAAGAGTTTGGAATAGATGATTCAACCAATTATGCACAGTTAGTTACAGACAAAAACGCATTTCCACTTGTGGAAGGTTCATTGATATGGAAGCGGTCGGAAGTTGGCTATAAGGAAAACGACAAGACGATCATTGATTCCACGTCGGCAGATTACATCGTAAAGGGCGTGGCAGATGAAGGATTGACAGTTGACCTTTATCTGTTGCGTAAGAATGTGAAAAACGCGGAGTAGGTGATGGCATGGCACGTAAAAAGACAATCAGCATGAATTGTCTGTCTCAATCAAGCATTCAGAACACGATAAAACAGCTTAGAGACTACCAAAATAGTTTGGCGTATAAATGTCAGATGGTTGCTCAAAAATTAGCTGAAAAGGGCGTAGAGATTGCGAGAGTACAGATTGCAGACCTTGATGCGATATTTAATCAAGATTTGATTAAAAGCATTCACTCTGAATATGTTGGAAGTGTCAAGGGTGGCGGTGTATGGGCGGTTGTGGCTGGTACAGATCATGCGTTGATGGTTGAGTTCGGAACCGGAATTGTTGGTCAAGAGCATCCTTATCCGGGAGAATTTCCGGATGGAGTAACGTGGGATTATGCGAGTGGTAAGACAATTAGACAGGCTATGCAAGACATATCTATAAATGGAGATACATTTGTTAAGGCTGGCGAATATTATTGGACTTACATCGGAGATGATGGAAAACTGCATATCACAAAGGGTATGCCAAGCAGACCTTTTATGTATTATACATCTCTTCAACTTATGAAGTTAGTTGAGAAAACTGTAAAAGAGGTATTCAAGAATGGTTGATAACACTTGGGCGTATGAAAATGAAACAAAAGTTTTGGGCATTCTTAATTCTTATGCCATTCCAAATTTAAGAAAGAAATTTCCAAAAATGAAATGGCAACAAGGCGTTACAATCACAAACCTTGAAAGCAGATTGTCGAAACCAACATTTCCGACAATTTACGTTCATGAATTGCCCGGAACAGAGAAAGGGCGGACGTTGGACGGGCAGAATATCAACGGAGTTTTAACCACGTTTGAAGTTCAGACGTTTACGAACACAAACCAGTATGACGCAAAGATTATGCTTGTAATAGTTGCAGACGTATTTAAGGAAATGAGATTTGAGATTACATCAATGCCGGAATTTAAGTCTGACGGAACAGTATATAGGAGCGTTGCGAGATTCAGAAGAATACTTGGAGCAAATGATAGATTGATGGGAAAATAATTTAAGGGCCTGTTTTGGGTTCTTTTTTTATGCATATTTTTAAGGAGGTATAAACATGGCAGCATCAGAAGTAGCAGGCGTAAGTACGCTTGGCGTAGTATTTTGTTACGCAGTAGAAACAGAAGCTGGAGTAAAGCCTACAACAGGCTGGAAGGAACTTAGCCGTATCAATAGTATTGATGCAATCAGTAGTGACCCGGAAGCTATTGATGCATCTGCACTTAAGGACAAAAAGACAAGAAATATTCCTGGCAGAGATACTGTATCAGATACAGTACAGGTTACTGTCAATAAGACGGACGCAACAATCAAGGAATGGAAAGATTGCATCTCTGCATACCAAGGACTTGATGGCGGTAAGAGAATGTGGTTTCAAGAGATCACACCGGGTCTTACCAACGCGGAGTTTTATGTAGCAGCACCGCCAAGCGGACTTCCAAAGACCGCAAAGGAGCAGAACGGATTGCTTACAATGGAGATTCCACTTGTTGTAGATGAAATGATGGATGATGCGGTAGCAATTCAACCAGCGGGGGAATGATAAGCCAGTTACAGACAAATAAAGCAAAGGCTGTTGTAGCTGGCAATAGTGATAAAACAGCCGACGATTATTCATCATATTTTGCTGAATAATATAATTATTGCACAGAAAGGGCGGACTTCGGTCTGCCCCTTTCCTATGTGAAAAACATAGGAGGAAAGGTAAAAGGTATTAAAATATGAAAACAATTACAGTTGATAACAAGGAATATAAGTTAAAGTTTGGCTTTGAATCTGTCGAGGTTGGAGACTTGGTTCAGAAGATGTTCGAGATTAAGTCTGGTACATATGCAGTGCGATCTATGCAAGCTGGCAACGAACTTGTGGTTGCAATGCTTGACAGTTCTTCACAGATGCTTGCAACAATCCCTAAGATTTGCGCATTGGCGTTCTACGCTGGTATGCTTGCAAACAATCCGGTGTCAGAGGATGAAGCTAAAACTTTGTTAAAGAAATATATGGAGAAGGAAAAGCTGTCGTTCACAGACGTTTACAACGACGTCGTATATCCATGCATGGAGGATGATGGTTTTTTCTTGATGAGCGGAATCGACAAAATGATCGAGACAATGAATCGGTCACTGAATCCGGAGGAACAGGAGAATCCAAAGGTGGTTCCGCAGGATCACAAGAAGCCAACTTCAAAAGCATCCACGAAGTAATATGGAAGGGTTTTTTCCCATCTGCATATGCGATGGGAATATCCTATGAGGATTTTAAGCATATGAACCCTAAAGAACTAGAATATGTAAAAGACGGATATATTAAAAAAATCCAGCAAATTGACTACATGAATTGGTTGAATGGGCGATATACGATGCAAGCAGTAGCGGTTGCGATAGAAGCAAACTTCGCTAAAAATCCAAAAGGAAAATACTACGAAGAACAATTCTTAAGTCGCATAGAAACCGAAGAAGAACGGGTAGAGCGACTTCGCAAGGAATTTGCTCTAAAGATGGCTACTATGCGTGAGAATTTTAATTTAAGGAAAGAGAAGCAAAGACTTAAAAAGATTACAGACGGTGCATAATTCGCACCGTCTTTTTTACTATGTGACAGAATGACAGAAAGTTGGTGGAATCGTGGCAACGGAAATTGATAGCCTTCAAATTAAAATCGGAGCAGAAGCGCAAAAGGCGAATAACGAAATCGACAAACTCATAAATAAATTGGGTGTTCTGTCTAAATCTCTTGGTAGTGTAGACACAAAAGGCCTGCAAAAGCTGGCTAGTGGCGTAAATATTCTTAGTGGCGCAATGCAGAGTTTCCAAGGCGTGAAACTGTCCGATTTTACGAGAATTGCCAAAGGAATACAGAAGTTTGAAGCGGTGGATGGAACAAAGCTATCGCAGTTATCAAGCACGTTGACACCGCTTGCAAGTGGAATTGCAACGCTTAGCGGTTTAAATTTTGACAACAAAGGTCTTGTGAATTTTATAAATTCAATTACAAGGTTGTCAAATTCAAATGTGAGCGGACTTAACTCCGTAAATTTTGCACAGTTAGGCGCAAACATAAATCAACTTACATCTGCGCTAAGTAGTTCTAAAAGTGTTGCAAGTAACACAATCCAAGTCGTAAATGCGGTGTCGAGATTAGCGAGTGCCGGAGCAAATGCACAGGCAACAAGCACAGCATTACCACTATTAGGGGCAAACCTTAAAAGACTTATAAATTCATTGTCAAAAGCTGGCGTTGTATCAGAGAATACAATACAGTTTGCATCGGCGTTAGGACTTCTTGCATCTGCTGGAAACAGAACTGCACAGACCGCCGCAAACCTTGATGCGCTTGCGGAAGCATTGAAGCGGTTTATGCAAACAATGTCAACCGCACCGACAGTAAATGCAAACATTATTCAAATGACACAAGCGATCGGACAGCTTGCATCGAATGGTAATCGTGTCGGCGGTGTGACACGCGGACTTACATCATCTCTGAACAGCTGGGGAAATTCTGCAAAGAAAGCATCGAAGCATTCATTCAACCTTGCATCTGCAATAGGTAAAGTATATGCGACATATTGGATGTTATTCAGAGCGTTAGGAGTATTCCGTAAAGCAATAGATATAAGTGGAGCTTTGACGGAGGTTCAGAACGTAGTATCGCACAGTTTCGGACCATCTATGGACAAAGTCGAAGAACAGGCTAAGAATGCGATTTATACGCTTGGAATGTCTGAATTGTCGTTCAAAAAATATGCATCAACATATCAATCAATGGGTCTTGCTATGGGCATCACCGCAAAGCAAGTCGGAGATGCGAACAACTTCCTTGCAAAGTCCACAGATGGCTATGTACAAGCATCTGACGACATGGCAGATGTGTCTCTGAATCTGACTAAGTTGGCTGGCGATATTGCATCATTTTACGACAAATCACAGGCTGATGTTGCGGAAGATTTACAAGCGGTATATACCGGAATGGTAGTTCCGCTTCGTAAATATGGACTTGACCTTACACAGGCTACGTTGAAGCAATGGGCGTTGAATAATGGCATGAACGCAAACATTGATAGCATGTCACAGGCTGAAAAGACTATGCTTCGTTATCAGTACGTTATGTCGCAAACCACAATGGCACAAGGCGATTTTGCAAGAACCGCTGATACATGGAACAACCAAGTGCGATTACTTGGAGAGAATTTTAAGAGGCTTGGTGCTATATGGGGTAATGCCGGTATCAATATGCTTAAACCACTTCTTCAAGCATTAAACAAAGGCTTGGATGCGGTTATCAATTTTTCAGAGAACATAGTCAACGCTTTAGGTGCAATATTCGGATGGAAATTGGAAATTCAACGTGGAGCTCTTGCGGATGATTTTGAGAATGCGGCAACAGGCGCGGACGATCTTGCATCCGGAACAGGAAAAGCGGCTGATAACGCTAAGAAGTTAAAGCAACAGTTACAAGGCTTTGATGAACTGAATGTCTTAAATACGCCTAACGATAGTTCCGGCGGTAGTGGTGGCTCTGGTGGTAGTGGCGGTGCATCTTCCGGTGGTTCAAGTGGTGGAATGAAGTTTAATGTCACAGAGACAGAGGGACTTTACAAGAGTGCCATTTCTAACCTTAGAGGACTCGGAGAATACATCGGAATAAATCTGACGAAAGAACTTGAAAGCATTGATTGGGATAGTGCTTACAAGGGTGCGGAGAATTTTGGTAAAGGATTGGCAGACTTTTTAACAGGTCTTATATCTCCACAGCTTTTCTACGCAACAGGAAAAACTATTGCAAATTCGTTAAACACTGCAATTACTGCATCACTTAGTTTTACAGATAACTTTGATTTTGACGACCTTGGATTGTCCATTGCGTCTGGAATAAACGGATTTTTCCAAAACTTTGATTTTAAGAAGTTTGCAAAGGCTATCAATGGTTGGGTAGATGGAATCGAAGATACAATATTTACTGCCTTAAAAAATATATCATGGTCGGATGTATTAAAAGGTGGTGTTGATTTCCTTACCGAATTAGACCTTGATACGGTTGTAATTGCCATCGGTGCTTTTAAATGGATGCATGGCGGTAAAGAGATTGCCACAGGCGTGTTAAAGAATTTGCTTGCAAAGGAAATATCAACAGGAATTGGCGATAAAACCATTCCTATTAGCAAAGCAATTTCTATCTCAATTACAACAGCGGTAATTGGATTCAAGGTTGGAAATTGGTTATATGAAAATACATCGTTCAGTAAGTTTGCAGATGCGGTAGCAAAGTGGCTAGTTGATAAAGAGGGGAATATCAATATTCCTAAAGCAATAGGAATTACAATAGGCTCTTTGTCTCTTGCTATTGGAGCGGTCAAATTATTGGATGTTGCAATAAATGCAATTAAAGGAGCTATTACAGGTGGTGCGACAAGCGCGGCAGCAAGTGCGGCAGCTTCAACAAGCACAATAAGCGCAATCCAAGGTTCTATAAAGGGACTTTTAGGAACTGCGTGGACAGGAATGACGACAAACGTATCTGTTTTGTTTGGAGCCGGTACAGCTTACGAAATTGGAGCGGCTTTATGCACAACTTTACTTGCTGGAATAAGCGCGGCAATTATCGGATATAAAATTGGGCAAAAGATATACGAACAATTTCACAAGCAGATTGATTCTGCGGTAGAAAAAACAATAGATTACGTAAAAAATATAGGATCGTTAGACCCATCCGACCCAACAGACACAAACGACACAGATTACGTGTCTGTGTATAATCGAGCTTTGGAATTATTCAATAATCAAAGAACGGAAACAGCTCAAAAAAATGCTGCAGCTGTTGCGGATGCGTGGGAAACAAACATGAATCGCGGTATGAATAGTGTAGATGCATTTGCAAAAGCACTTGATACAGCAGAAAAATTGGGCGCAAAGATTCCACCTACAATGCGTAGAATCGGAGACGAGACAAAGAATACAAACACTGTAACAGGAAAAGCAGCGGACGAACTTTACCATTATGGCAATCAGTACAAAAAAACCGCAAAGCAGATGTCTAACTATGGCGACAAGTACAAGACGGGCGAGTACAAAAATACCGGAACTATAATTCGTGCATACGAGAATCTGACAAAAAGCTTAAATGACACGGATAACAAGACAAAAACTCACTTGTCTAATATGTCAAATTATGGCGACAAGTATAAACAGAATGTAGAGCAAAATAAAACGCCTGTTATTCGTGCATATCAAGAACTTACAGAACGTTTGAATAACACGAAAAACACAACAAGTTCTACGATGTCTCAAATGTCGCAGAACACGACAAGAAGCATGTCAAATATGTCGTCGTCGGTCGGAAATTATGCACTTGCAATGCATAATAATGTAATCGGAAAGTTTAACGCCATGAGTACCGGAGGAACAAGTGCTTCTAATACTTTGTCGGCATCTGTAATTGGTGCATTTTCCAGTATGTCGTCTGACGCAATCGCAAAAGCCGGTGGAATGTCAACATCTGTGATAAATGCAATTACAGGCATGAAAAATGGTTCTGGCACAACTCTTAATGGCATGGCAACCGATATGGCGCAGAAATTTGCTAAGATGAAAGTAGATTCATCAAACGGTGGAAAGAACGTGACTAACGCATTTGTTGGCGCTTTAGGAGGACTTCGTGGTGGAGCAAATAATCAATGGGGCGGAGTTATATCTGACACCGGTTCAAATTTATGGAAAGCAAAGAAAAAAGTAGAAGATGAAAAAAGTCCTTGGGGGGTAGCCGGCTCGAATCTTGTAGATGGACTTAGAATTGGATTGTCTGACAAGTGGAATAGTCGAGGACAATATGGACTTATTGGAGGCATAGTTTCACTTGCAAGAGGATTGACATCCGCATTAAAACGTGCGTTTGGTATTCATTCTCCGTCTCGATTATGGAATAAAGAAATCGGTCAATTCTTGCCACCCGGCATCGGTTTGGGTATGGAAAGTGCCATGCCTAAGTTGTTAAACGATGCAAGCGGAATGGCTACGGATTTGACATCTGCGTTCAACACATCATTGCAGTTTACAGACCCATTGCAAGACTTGGCTGATATGTCAGCGGACATTGCATCTTCAATCAATACAGATGTGGCAACAAGCACGTCGACAGTTATTGATACCGGTCGGATGTCAACAGACATTGCAAGCGGAATTGTAGATGGAATGTCAATGTCACAGGCAGATCAGAACCGGTTATTGCGTGAGCAGAATGACTTGCTTAGACAACTTCTTGCAAAAGATACAGGAATATCATCAAATGATATATTCGAGAGCGTTAAGAGGTCGAACCGGCAAGCGTACAACCGGACAGGTACAAATCCATTGTTATATTAAGAATTTATAGGGTAGGCACGTAAATGTGTCTGCCCTTTTTATGTGAGGTGGTTAGATGGCATATAAAGGCTATTTAATTAAGATTGGCAATTACATATTTCCGTTTTCGATGATTAAGGCAGAAAGCTACAAGGCAACGAATTACGGACAAGACTTGGATTCAACACGTGATGTAAATGGAATTTTACATAGAACGGCTTTGGAAAATACTGCACCGAAAGTTGAATTTGAGACACGAAATATGCTTGATAATACGCAGGTGTCAAGCATTTTTGCAAATATTCAAGCCAACTATACAAATGCAGTTGAGAAAAAAGCAAGTGTTGAAGTTTATGTGCCTGAACTTGATAAATATGTTACGAGCGATATGTACATGGCTGATTTTGAACCGACTATGTACTTTGCTGATGAAAAGGAAATCAAGTATCTATCAACAAGAATGGCATGGATTTCTTATGGAGTAAAAACAGTATGATTAAGATTTCGGAAGATATTAAAAAATTATATATCAAAGATGGAACGCCAATCGAATTAGAAGTGAAATTTAAGGATAATGCATTTCCAACGATTAAAGGTTCGGACGTGCTTTCAGAGCAAATGACATTGCACGAATCAATTTGTGAAGAAGAACAGTTGAAATTTGGCGGTTGTAATGCATCCAGCTTTGAATTGACAGTATTCAATTTGAATAGCGGAATTAAAGGATATGAAATCGAGCCGGTACTTATCACCAAAAAAACAGAGATTCCGTTGGGCGTGTTCTACGTGGAAACGATTGAGAAATATGCTGGCAAAGACTATAAGAAACTGACCGCATACGATAAAATGCGGTATTTCGATGTTGATGTTAAAGATTGGTATGACAGCCTTACATTTCCTATCAGCGTTAAGAATTTTAGGGATAGCCTTTGCAATTATGTCGGAGTGGAGCAGAACGATGTCACGCTGATTGCAGATAATGTAATGCTTACCAAAGAGCTTGATTCGTCAAACGGAATCAACGGACTTTCTCTGATGAAACAGATATGTGAAATTAGCGGTGTGTTTGGTCGGATGGATAGATATGGCAAGCTTGATTATTTGTCACTTGAATCTTCTATGTTGTTGCCGGCTGATGATTTATTCCCGGCAAACGACTTATACCCATCTGCCGGAAGTGGAGATAGTGAAAATTCATTCAATATTTCTACGTCACTTATGTATGAGCATCCGCTTGTTGAGGACTTTTTCACATCAAATATCGACGGAGTAATAATCGTTGATTCAGAGGGCGCACAGGTATTGACAGAGTACAATCAAAATCCTTATTACGTGCAAGATAACTTCGTGATTATGGGGCAGACACACGAAACGATTACAGCACTTGCGAATGCTTTGTTGAGTAAGATTTCGTCTATATCTTACCGACCAATCAATTCATCAAAGATAAAGGGACAACCATACGTTGAATGTGGAGATTTTATCAGCGGTGAAGTAAACGGATATGGATTTGAAACATATGTTTTTCAACGTGATTTAACCGGAATTAAGGCACTTCGAGATGCTTATATCTGTAAAGGTAAAGAAATGCTTGAAAACGATATGAACGGCGTGACCGCACAGCTTCAACGCCTGAATAAAACGACAGAGAGAGTTAAGACATCCGTACAAGTCACAGAGAAAGGTTTGAAATCGGAAGTTAAGCGCGCAACGGACGCAGAAAACGAACTGTCTACACGAATTGAACAAACTGAACAGCAGATTGTGCTTCGCGTGGATTCTGCAACGGACAAAATTGTTCAAGTATCACTGATTGGAGATACAGGTAGCGGAACGGAATTTAAGGTTGACGCAGATAATATAAATCTGTCTGCAAGTGATGTAATCAATCTTCTGTCCGGAGGAACAATCAATCTTACAGGTAAGAATATTGCAATAACTTCTGACAATTTTAGTGTGACAAAAGAAGGAAAAATGACTTGCAATGACGCAAACATCGAAGGCGACATCAATGCAAAAACATTTAAGAGTGAATTTTATTACAATGGACAAAAGTATTCAGAAATGAGATTGTCAGCAGAAGGATATGAAGACAATGTCGGTTATTTAATTATGCAGGAGTTAATATCTATTCTTGGAGCAAAATTAAGGCACACGATAATTACACCGACGAGCGTTGGAGTATATGAAGATGGATACCCAAAAACCGGAGATTATGCTAAAGTGGAAACGGCTGGTTTCTTTACGAACGGAACTGCATATTTGGGATCTTCGCCGGTTATTGCCTCAGACAAAAGCATCAAGATAAATATTCAGTCACTAGACACAAAAAATTCTAGTGACTTTATTTATGCCTTGAATCCTGTTGAGTACAAGTATAAAGATGGCACATCTGATCGCCTGCATCACGGATTTATCGCACAGGAGCTTCACGATTCTATGCAGAGCGATTGGGGAGTTTACTGCGATGCAAATATTGACACAGGGGAAAATGGTGGTAAGGCAATTCGATATGAGGAATTGATTGCTGATCTTGTAGCAACAGTGCAATCGCAGAACGAGAGAATTTCAGAGTTAGAGAAGAAGTTGGGAGGTAGATAGCAATGTCACAAGGATGGAGTAAGATATTCAATAGAATAAATTGGTTGAATCGACCAAGCACAAACACACCATTGAACGCAACAAACCTCAATGCTGGCGATAGTGCGATTGATAAATTGGACGATCGTATCATTACGCTTGACACCGTTAAGGCAGATATGCAAGTCGTAAATGGCATGGTTTCAGACGTGTCATTAAATAGCAATACAGGCGTTATTACTGTAACGTACAAGAACGGTTCACATGTAGATTATGATACAAACCTAGAAAAAATTGCTGTGAATTTTTCGTACGATTATGTAAATCAGAGACTTGTTCTTACGTTATCAGATGGTTCTAAACAATATGTAGATATGTCTGCGCTTATTACACAATACGAGTTCGAGGATTCTGCGACAATCGCATTTTCGATTAACGATAAAACAGGAGCCATTTCTGCATTTATTAAGAATGGTTCAATTACTGATGCGATGCTTGAAACGGGTTATCTTGCTAAGATTACAGAACAATCAGCCAAAGCGACAAACATGGCAAATTCAGCAACGACAAGTAGCAATTCTGCATACGACAATGCAAAGTTGTCACAATCATACGCTATCGGCGGTTCAGGTGTTCGTGATGGCGAAAATACAGACAACGCAAAGTATTACAGTGAACAGGCAAGCAAGAGTGCGATCGCATCTGCTAATTCTGCGAGTACGGCAAGCACAAAGGCAAGTGAAGCCGCTACAAGTGCATCATCAGCAAGTGCATCTGCAACCAAATCTGCAACGTCAGAGAGTAATGCAAGCAAGAGTGCATCATCCGCCGCTACAAGCGAATCTACGGCAAGCACAAAGGCGAGTGAAGCAGCCCAAAGTGCAACAGCGGCAGGCAATAGTGCTTCCACAGCCACATCTAAAGCGTCAGCGGCATCCACAAGTGCATCTAACGCCGCTACTTCCGAAGCCAACGCAAAGAAGTATTATGAACAAACAAAAGCTATCTCTGAATCATTCAGCGGAGCATTGCGACCGATGGGAACTGTCACATTTGCAAATCTTCCGGCGGTTAGTTCTGCAAGCGCCGGCGATATGTATAATATATCAGATGAGTTTGTAACAACTTCTGATTTTGTTGAGGGTGCAGGAATCACAGAACCGGCAGGAAGCAATGTGTATAAGACAGGAGCCGGTAAATGGGATGTTTTGGCAGGAAGCCCTGTAACAGGTGTTAAGGGAGCAAATGAAACTAATTTTAGACGTGGAAATGTAAATATCACATGCGAAAATATCGGAGCTTTATCGACCGATGGAGATAGCCAAAGCAACACTGTCACATTCACATCTAATGATTCATTGACAGGAGATTCCACACCACCGGCACTTCTTACAAGCGGAGAGACACACGCTTCGATTCTTAGCAAAGTGTCTACTGTCTTCAAAAATGTAAGATGGTTGTTGTCTAAGATGGGAACAACAGATATATCAAAGCTTGGAGATGGAACTGTGACAGGAGCGTTAAGTATCCTAAACTCGAATATAGGTACTAAATTATCAAACACAGACATCAAAATTTCTAGCAAAACATATACAATTACATCGTTGACAGAATGGTGGGGAATGTATGTTTGGGACACATCTTATAGTGATATTGGAATACCAAACAATGCCAAAATCATTAGTGTATATATTGGCACATGTTCTGGTAATGCTCCATTATGTGCTACAAGATTTTATAACACAAGTGCAACAAATATAAGGGTTGTATTTTCTCAAAATAACCCAACAACTTTTACATTATGTGTATGTTATTTAGTTGGATAAACTGACGAAAATACCGCTGAATTATTTAGTAAATATTGTTTTCCAAGTTGCCTCGCCATCAGTACTGTGAAAATATCCAATGAGTTTCTCATGTTGTAAAAATTGTACTAAATAAGATTCGGTATCCGATATTTTCCATTTAATTTCGGTTCGATTCTCCATTGATAAAAACTCCATATATTTGACATTATATATATAGCAGTTTTTGTCTTGTTTATTTAAGTAGCATAACGATATATAGCCTAATGGCTTTATATAATTTTTTAGACCTAATGAAACATGTAGGTCTTGTTTTGATGTTTATTTTTAGGAGGTAAATAACCATGAACATTATTGAAACAAACTTAAAATTCGGAACTTTATCAAAGAGATCAAGCACAAAGAGAATTATTCTTCATCATGCGGCGATGAATGGCTCTGTTGAAGCTGTTCACAACGTACACAGAGCTAAAGGATGGTCTGGAATCGGATATCACTTTTATGTTCGCAAGGATGGTAAAATTTATCGTGGGCGACCTGAATACGCAATCGGTGCGCACGCTTCTGGTTCTAACTATAATTCAATCGGAATTTGTGCAGAAGGAAACTTCGAGAATGAAACAATGTCAGATGCACAGAAAAATTCGATTAAGGAGCTTGTCGCTTACTTAAAGAACAAATACAAAATCAAGACAGTGGTTAGACACAGGGATGTCGGTTCAACAGCATGTCCGGGCAAGAATTATCCATTTGACTATATTACAAATGGTTCTGTTTCTGCTGACGTCAGCAAGCCGGAAAATAATCCAGTTCCAAATGTGCCGGGAAAAGATGCAATCGTGAGAAACGGACAGACGCACGCTAATAATTTTGCCGGTGCTAACATTGCAGTCGACGGAATACGCGGAACTAACACAATCAAATCCGGAATTAAGGTTTTGCAGACTGCAATCAATCTTGATTACAAGAAAGGAATTGCTGTTGATGGCATCTGGGGTAATGGTTCTAAGACAGCTCTTGGAAGTCATTATGTCAAGCGTGGAGAAAAACAGTATATGGTTACTGCGGTTCAAATTCTGTTGATGCTTAAAGGATATGATTGTCAGCTTGAATGTCCGGGAGTTTTCGGAACAAATCTTGAAGCAGCCGTAAAACAGTATCAGAGAGACTATCAGCTTACAGTTGATGGAATTGTTGGATATAACACATTTATGTCTCTTATTCACTAAGTCAATAGATGTCGAACTTTGTCGGACGATTCTGATAGAAATATCGGAGATATAGTGTTATTATAAAGATGTTCCCAATAGGGAACCCCCAGAGTCCCCAAAATTCTGGCTTGGGCGGTAGACAAGTGCTATCGCCCTATATGTAAAAGCAAAGGCAGAGATAAAAACCTCTGCCTTATTTTTTATTTTATTACAATCTTATAAATTGACATTGACGGAATTGATATTGTAGCTCCAAGAGTGCTTTGATAACTAATTATTCCGCAAGATTCTCCGTAAAACTGTATTTTATCATCTTCAAGTAATCTTGAATCTAAAATTCTGTTATCGTAAATTCCATAAATTATGTTGTCATAATCTCCATCGACAGCAATTCTTAATTCTGTTGTTCCGTCGCCCTCGATAACCTGGGCTACTTCTCCACTAAATGTCAACAATTCCCCGTCATAGTCATTTGGATGTCTTGCAACTTCATCATAAGATACGTCCGACCTAAACATGCTGACATCTTCCATATTTGAATTTACAAACGTGTTCAGTTCGTCAGACAGTTCCCCGGCTTCTTCTGATTCTTCTAAATCTGTTTTTGGGTTTGTCAATTCTTCGATTTGAGCCTGCAATTCTTCGTTTTCTTCTTTTAATTTTTCATAATCGGTATCTAATTGAAGATTTTCGGAAAGCAAATTGTCATATTGTTTTTGAATGCTGTCACATGATGATTGTTTCTCGTCAATTTTGTCATTTAATTTTTGATTGCTAAGGAAAAGAATAGTTCCTAAAGCAATATTCCCGCAAGCCAAAACAATAATTAAAACTATTGCTATTGGATTCCTTTTCTTTTTGATTGGTTGTTGAAATTGTTGATAGTTCATGTTGTTATCCATAAAAATCCCTCCATGTATTTATTTCTTCACATTATAGCACTAATTTTACCGATTGTCGATAATGGACGATTATATTATAAGTTTGACGACAAAAACAGTCTGTTTTGTAAATAAGAGCGGTGGTATAATTGTCAAGAAAGGAGGCATTTCTATGGGGAGTAGCTACAAAGAAAAGGTTGTTGAAGAAATATCAAAATGTGAAAACGAAGTTTTCCTAAAATTTTTATATTCAATGATTCAATCGTTCAAAAAGAAATGGGGCATCTAGTGCCCCTCTTTCTCGTAAAGATAATCTATATTGTCATAAATCGTTTGCTTATGCTCTTTAGATAAAGTTATAAGTTTTTTTACGCTTTCCAACATATTCATATCAGAATAAATGTCGGCTATAATATCTGTATCTGCATTATTAAGATTATCTTCCCATCCCATGATGTAAGCAGGAGAAACATGAGTGATTTTTGCGATCTCCTCAATCTTATCGCTTGGGATATTCGTTACAATTCCATTTTCATATTTGAATAATGTCTGTTTGCTTACTCCGATCTTTATTGCGAGATCGGTTTGCGCTATTCCGTTTTTCTCCCTTGCCATTTTTATTCTTTCTCCTATTGTCATTTGTATATCCTCCTTCCTTTGTTTGTAATTCAATTATAACACAAAAAAGTTACAAGTCAAGAAAAAAATAACTTGACAAGTTACAAAAATGTTGTATAATGATAGTAACCTAAAAAGTTACCACGAAGGTTAGGAAGGAGACAATAAGACATGGTAAACGCAAAAAAACTTAGAGGAATCATAGCAGAAAACGGAAAGACGCAGGCAGATGTTGCGAATATGATTGGGATAACTCCAAAGACATTTTACAGCAGAATGCAGAAGGGCGTTTTTGGAAGCGACGAAATTCAGATTATGATAGACAGGCTGAACATTTCAAATCCGATGGATATTTTTTTTGCTAAAGAGTAACTTAAAAAGTTACAAGAAGGAGGCTATTTGGTGAGCAAGGTTAAAAATCGAGCAGTTGCATTTTTTAACAAGCATTTTGTGAAGTGGAAATTTCTTAACAGTATGTTTGCTGTTCCGTTTTGCAAGGATGGAAAGATGTATCTGCACATTTCACAAGTATGTGGAAATGGAACAAGAGTTGTAAAAAGAACGTTCCTCGTTGAGCATTTGGTTGATGATAACTTGGCGGTTACAGACCAAACGCTCGCAGAAGAAAAAAGAGTGTTCAAAAATCCTACATTACTTTAAGCCATGTAGTATATCCGCACTCTTTGCATTCTGGCAACATTTCGCCGCTATGCTTTATGGTGATAATTCCACTTTGGTTTTCTCCGCCACATTGCATACACACATACGTTCCTTTGCTGACAGTTTCGTATGTCGCAAATGTTTCAGAACAACTACTATCCATATTGCACCACCTTCCCTTGCTTGATAAGGGAATTATAACACAAGAAAGGAGAAACATGAACGAATTACAGATTTTTAATAATGAAGAATTTGGAGAAATCCGAACAGTATTAGCGAATAATGAACCTATGTTTTGCTTGCCTGATGTGTGCAAGGCATTAGAACTTTCAAACAGCCGTGTTGTCTCTGCGAGATTAGATGATGACGAACGGTGTAAGTTAGACTTACCCCGTCAAGGAGAAACATGGTTTATTACAGAAAGCGGTCTGTACGCAGTTATATTAAGAAGCGACAAACCAAACGCAAAGAAATTTCGCAAATGGGTAACGTCAGAGGTTCTTCCGTCAATACGTAAGAATGGCGGTTATATAGCCGGGCAAGAAACACTATCTGACGATGAATTGCTTTCAAAGGCGTTGCTTGTGGCACATAACAAGATCGCTGAAAGAGACAAGATTATCGAGCAGAAACAGGCAAGAATTGAACAGATGAAACCGAAAGCGATATTTGCAGATGCGGTGGCAACAAGCCGGACATCTATTCTTATCGGAGATTTGGCAAAACTGATTTGTCAGAATGGTTATCAGATCGGGCAGAAGCGGTTGTTTGAATGGTTGAGAAACAATGGGTATCTGTGTAAGAGCGGTTCATCACGAAACATGCCGATGCAGAGATATGTCGAACAGGGATTGTTCGAAGTGAAAGAAAGCAACGTGCAAAACCCGGATGGAAGTGTGAGAATTACACGCACAACTAAGGTTTCGGGCAAAGGGCAGCTGTACTTTGTGAATAAATTTTTAGGAAGGGAGATTGAAAATGGGAGAAACGATTAAAGGGTATAAGGGATTTAACAAAGATATGACGTGCAGCGGAAAACAATACAAGGAAAACACGACATACGAAGAAGATGGAACAGAGATTTGCGAAGCTGGAATGATGCATTTCTGCGAAAATCCGTATGATGTTCTTGATTATTATCCTCTTGTAAATGAGGATGGAGATATTTCCGATTTTGCCGAAGTTGAAGCCGTCGGAGAAGTAAAGAAAGATGGAAACAAGAGTGCAACGAACAAATTACACATTGGAGCGAAGTTAGGGCTTAAAGGATTTGTTAAAGCTTGCGTCGACTTTACAATCGAGAAAACAAGAATTGAAAATGCCGAAGAATGCACGGACTACGACAATGGAAAAAATTCCGCAAAGATTGGAAGCTCCGGCTATTCCGCACAGATTGGAAGCTCCGGCTATTCCGCACAGATTGGAAGCTCCGGCGATTACGCACAGATTGGAAGCTCCGGCTATTACGCACAGATTGGAAGCTCCGGCGATTACGCACAGATTGGAAGCTCCGGCGATTACGCACAGATTGGAAGCTCCGGCGA